GTAGCGGGCCGGGGCGGAGCCCACCGGGCGGGCCACAACGGCACCGGCGGAGTCCACAAGTCCACAAGTCCGCTACAGAAGCTACTACACTACAGCCCCTCCTATTCTCTTATAAAATATCTATTAGGGAAAGACTATTATATAAATATTTATATTTCCTTAGTGACTTTTTCCTAGAAGAATAGAGAAACTGTAGTGTAGTAGCTTCTGTAGCAGTTAAGATTCACATGTTTACTCATCTTAGTTTCGTGACTATAATCAATGCTGCGAAACCATAGGAGCATGAAGTGAAGAAGCCAGATCCACAACTCATTAAAGACCTGTATGATATTGTGGGCGCCATCCAAGCATCCAAGCGCCGAGAAGTAGCGGACCAAATCATCCGATTGCAATCTTATGTGGGCTCCACAGACGACCTGTTTGTCGATCGACGCAAGGTCGCTTGGGCCCCAGGAGGCAAAGCGCGGACCACCATTGAAACTCGGGCGCAGAAACCAAAGCCTGCTAAAAAGCCAAATTGCCGAGTGACTTGGCGCAACGGTGGTTCGGTTCTTTGTACATCTGAGGAAGCGGCTGAGATTGTCAAAAAGACGCCTGCGACTCTTGCCGTCTATCTTAGCAAGGGCAAAGGACGGTATGACTGTGTAATTGATGACGACATCGTCACAGTTCAGCGAATCTAGCCACCTATTTACAACCGAGACTAAGTACGCTATAATGTCTCTGCCAGGCCGGCTTGTCGTTTCTCCAGTGGTTTCCACTCGGGTCTACGTCACCTCCTCAGCAAGGACTGCCGGCCTGGCACCTTTATCATGTGGCTGGGCACATGGTTTGGGCCTGACACGCTGAGGCAGGCATGGTGACATGAAAAGGACCCGAGATGAAGCGACGCACGAAATGCAAATCCGCCCATTCGTTGGGTGGGTTCCATAACCGCCGTGGAGTTCCGAACGGTCGTCAACGCAGAATCAATTACGCCCTACCAAACCTACGTCTCGTCAAGGAGGCGGAGTAATGGCACGGGCAAAGAAAGCACGACAAGACAGCAAAGCATTCAGTCTGGGTGAAGCAAAGCTGGCCTCATCTGGCCTCACCATCGAGGATGCTAAGATTCTCGGTATGACGTTCCTCAGCGGTGAGCAGACGGCTGCCCTGCACCCGGCCTTCAAGCCACTTTGCAGCCTGCGCCTCGACTATTTCGGCGTCGACGGTGAACCCCTGTCTGATTGGCCTGGGTCCAAGCCGTTCTACCGGCTTCGCTACCTCGAGACAGGTAGCGACTTCACATCGATGACTGAGAAGAAGCCAGTCAGGTACGTGCAGGAGCCCAACACGGCGCCAGTCGCCTACTACCCAGCCAACCAAGCGTGGGCTGAGTTGGTTGAAGATACCGACCGCCCACTGATTCTTACCGAGGGCGAGCTGAAGGCAGCCAAGGCCTGCAAGGAGGGATTCCCCACCATCGGCATCGGAGGCGTTTATAATTGGCGCAGCCGCAAGCTGGGCCTCGATTGGCTCCCCAGCCTCGAGCTTGTCAAGTGGGTGAAGCGCAACGTTTACATCTGCTTCGACTCCGACTACAAGACCAACCCCATGGTTTGCGCGGCCTTGCGGGAACTTGCTGAGGAGCTTCATCGCCGAGGCGCCTTTGCCCACATTGTCTCGCTGCCGCAGCTGCCAGGCCTCGAGAAGGTCGGTCTGGACGACTTCCTCGTGCACGCCGGGCCGACTGCCAACCAAATGTTCCGAAACCTGCTGGCCGAGGCTGAGCCCTTGGGGTTGACTCGTCCCCTCTGGGCGCTCAACCAGAAGTACGTCTATGTGCGGAACCCGGGCCTGATCATCGACCAACAGACGGCCTTCAAGTCAACGCCCAACGCCTTTATCAGCCACCTCGAAGCCACCCGCAACTACCAGGAACGGAAGCTCAAGGATGACGGCTCAGTGAGCTTCACCACCGTATCAGCTGCCCAAGCTTGGCTTCGGTGGCCGTTGCGGACTGAAGTGGCAAAGCTTACCTACCAACCAGGTCGCGGCAAGTTCATCAATGACCCGCTGCCCATGTTCAATATCTGGCCGGGCTGGGGTGTTGAGCCAGTCAAGGGCGACGTCAGTTTGTTCCTGCAGCTCGTTGACCACATCTTCACCGGTGCAGAGCCTGAGGCCAAGGAGTGGTTCCTGCGCTGGTGCGCCTACCCCTTGCAGCACCCGGGTGTCAAGCTGTTCAGCTCAGTCGTCATCCACGGCATCCGTCATGGCACTGGTAAGTCGCTGATCGGCTATACGCTGGGCCGTATCTACGGTCAGAACTTCACCGAGATTAGCCAGATGGACCTGCACAACAGCTTCAACGAGTGGGCGGAAGGCAAGCAGTTCGTCATGGGCGACGACGTGACCGGGTCCAACAAGCGTCAAGACGCTGACTTCCTCAAGAAGCTCATCACGCAGCGAGAGCTCCGAGTCAACAGCAAGTACGTGCCCACCTACACGGTGCCAGACTGCATCAACTACTTCTTCACCGCAAACCACCCGGACTCGTTCTTCTTAGAAGACGACGATCGGCGCTTCTTCATCCACGAGGTACAGGTAGGCCCCATGGACGAGGCGTTCTACGTGGAGTATGACCTCTGGCTGGACACCGGAGGATCGGCCGCCGTGTTCGACTACCTGCTGAACTTGGACCTCAGCGACTTCAACCCGGCAGCTCCCGCCTTCAGGACGGCGGCCAAGGAGCGTATGATCGCCAATGTGCAGAGTGACTTGGCCGGTTGGGTGCGTACGCTTTTGGCTACACCGGACCACGTGCTCCGGGTCGGGGAGCTGGTCATCGACAAGGACCTGTTCACGTCGAAGGAGTTGCTGCAGTTCTACGACCCGACTGGCCGGACTGGCACGACAGCTAACGGCCTGGGCCGCGAGCTGGCTAGGGCCGGGGTCAGGCAGGTCTGCAACGGGAAGCCAGTCCGCTTGGCTGACGGGTCGCAGGGCCGGTACTACGCGGTTCGCAACGCGGACCAGTGGTTAACGGCGAATCTACAAGCTGTTGTGAAGTACCTCGATGACTGGATGAAGAAACAAAACGGACCAAAAGGCTCAAAATACTAAAACCACATGTTTACATGCGGCGCCGAACAAAATATAATTGAATCTGCTGAGGGGATCGTCCCAAAGCTTTCATCAACCACCTGGAGCTAATACCATGAACGCAAAAGAAGTGAAAGCCGCCCTGGCCGACGAAGCTGTGCAGGCCGCGATCAAAAAGGAAGTGGCCAAGGCCGTGAAGGCCGAGACCAAGCGTTGCCTGGAAGTGGTCAAGGGCGTCGAGCTGCCGGAAGACAAGGCCGCAGCCAAGGCCGTGAAAGAAGCGCTGAAGAGCGTGATCGCCGGCATCAAGGAAGCTGCGTAAGCGGCCTCGCACAGTGAGGCGCCTTGGAACTGAACTCCTTGGCGCCTTTCTTTTCACCTCAGTATAAATAAGGAGTTTCACATGCGTTGTTATCTTGTAACCGGTCCTGGCGCCAAGCGTTACGCCTCCACGAATGCCGATGCCCGAGCCACCCGCGACATGCTGGTCGAGCAACTGGGCTGCAAGAAGAAGGACATCAAGATTGAGCAGACGGACATCCCAACCGCGAAGGCCGAGCTGCTTGAGTTCATCAACGGCCTGTGCGCTGAGCTCGACGAGAAGGCGGCCGAGCTGGTCAAAATCCACCATACCGCCGACACTGTGCCGGCGAAGGAAGACCGCAATGACTGACCACTACGAACGTATCCAACAGGAGTCGGAAATGAACACGATCAACGATGGCGGGCCGGCGTTTCCGGTGTGGGAACTGAACGGCAAAGACCAGCCGGAGATGACTGGATTCGGCTTGAGCATGCGTGACTATTTTGCGGCCAAGGCGATGCAAGGATATTTTGCAAGTCCTGTCGCGTCACACAGGGTCGATGCCGACGATGTAGCCAAATATTGCTACGCAATGGCCGACGCCATGCTCCGCGCACGGGAGGCGAGCAATGACTAACAGCATCAAACTGCTACCGCTGCCGGAGGGGGCCGTCGCCCACCTCATCTCCGCACAGACCGCCGCCATCGAGGAGATGCGGGTGGAGATGGACGCGCTGAGAAAAGCTATTGATAGGGCGTGGAATGAAGGTTTTGACTTCGCTATGAAAGCCCGCGGTTGGCAAGAAGATGAAGACCCTGCCACCGAAGGTCTATACGTGGTACGCGACAGTAAGGGCAATGTCGAGGTCGGCATGTGGTACGCCAAGACCGTGACTCAACCTGCCGAATGGACTCGGGAGTTCCGTGACGTGGACCGAGACGACATAGTGGCATGGATGGCGATTCCAGACTGGAGAACAAAGCATGACTGACCGCTACGAGAAAATCCGCCAGGCGCTGGCTATGGGGCCGACGCCTGGTCCGTGGGAGCTTAGGGGTGGCCGTACTGATACGGTTGAAAACGCTCAGGGATACCCGGTGTGCACCGTCAACTATCATCCAGATGAGCGGTACGGCCACGGGGCGCGTGCTGCGTATATCGCCGCCTGCGACCCCGACACGATCCGCGAGCTGCTCGCCGAACGTGACGAGCTGAAGGCCGAGAACGAGCGGCTGCGCAGGGAAGCCCATCCAGCGATCACCCACTGCGACAACTGCGGCTGTGATTGGCTGGACAATGGGCTGGACCCTGTCGGCTGCCCTTACTGCAAGCAGACCGCATCCGTAGATGAGGTGAAAGAGACTGACTTGTGGCGCTGCACTGTCTGCGGGAGGGTTGGTACTGTGGGGCGATGCTGCGGTGAAGAAACACGCGAGCGCGTCACCATGGAGCAGCTGCTGGCGGAGAACGAGTGCGAGCTGAAGGAATGGATTGAGCGCGGCTGGCGGCAATGCGCCGTTGGTCAAAAGACCACCCAGTGGTGCGCGGAGGCAGAGCGCGTTCGCGGCGAGCTACGCGAACAGAGGCAGCGCGACGAAGCCCTGCTGCGGCAGGTGCTCGCGGCGCTGGAGTGCTCCGACTGGTACATGGGACAACTGGAGTGGATCGTCTACAGCCCCGACGACACCGGGACGCACGAAGAGCGAGCCAAGGTGCAAAGCGCCATCGCCGCCCTGCGCGAGAGACTGCGGCGCTGGCCGCGATCACAGGAGGCCGACGAATGAGCAAGGCGTTCGCGACTTTAGGCTTGCCCGAGACCGCGACGCCAGACGAAGTCAAGGCGAAGTGGCGAGAGCTCTGCATGGTACATCATCCCGATCGAGGAGGGGACCCGGTGGAGTTCAACGAGATTCGTCGCGCCTACAAGGTTGCTTACGCCGAGGCCAGCGAGCCCAAGCCCTGTGGTACTTGTGCTGGAGTCGGTAAGGTCAAACAAACCCACGGTTGGAACAGCATCGAGCTTCCCTGCCCAGCATGCGGAGGATCTAGTCATGCCTAGGATGCGAGTCACCTTTAGTCAGCGTGGTGATGAGATTTGTGGCACGATCAGTGTCGAGGGCGACCAGTTATTCGTTCTTGAATGCCTGGCCCTGCAGGTCGAGAACATCGCAAAGAAGTTGGGACTGCCACCGGCTGAGGTAGCTTGTGACCTCTATTCACTAGTTGCTGGAAAGGTGACTAAATGACGTGCAACCAAAATTGCCGTCAGGGCCGCGACTGCAACTGCCGTGGAGTCCACGTGGTTCCGCTCAACGACCTGCGTGAGCATGGGCTGACACCCGAGTGCTGGTGTAAGCCGACGCCAGACGAGGAGCACGATGTGTTCACGCACCATGCGCTTGATGGCCGCGAGGCCTTTGAAACTAACGAAGGGAAACAATCATGAAACCGATGCTCGCTAGTCCTGCTGGCGAAAATATCCCTTACCCGATGCTGCTGAGCCCGAAGTTGGACGGGGTCCGTTGCTTGATCATCAATGGCGTGGCCGTGGGCCGCAGCCTGAAGCCGCTCCCCAACAAACACGTGCAGCGGCTGTTCGGCCGTCGGGAGCTGAATGGTCTCGATGGTGAGCTGATCGTCGGGCTGCCGACTGCCAAGGACGTGTTCCAGCAGACGAGCTCCGGCGTAATGAGCATCGAGGGCGAACCTGAGGTCACGTTCTACGTATTCGACGACTTCACGGAGACCGGCGGCTTTCAGCGTCGCTTGCACACTGCGCGCCGCCGGATCAAGAAGCAGAAGTTCTGCGAGGCCGTGCCCCACGTCCAGATCCTCAACAAGGACCAGCTGACTGACTGGGAGCAGGACTACTTGGCCATGGGCTACGAGGGCGTCATGCTGCGCCACCCAGATGGCCCCTACAAGCACGGTCGGTCGACGGCCAAGGAAGCATGGCTGCTGAAGGTCAAGCGGTTTGAGGACAGTGAGGCCAGGATCATCGGCTTCCGTGCGCTCATGCACAACGCCAACGAGGCGAAGCGCAATGAGCTGGGCTACCTGGAGCGGCCGAGCCATAAAGCCGGGAGGG